GCTTGGTGCAGACTGCAACAGGTAATAGAACTTGGCAAGTCGTTTTGGATCTTCCGTGAAATAATGCCTGTTCGGACCAAAATGCTCAAAGGTCATCCCCATCCCCCAATCTTTCGGGATCAGTTGATACCCTTCTTCCTGCGGCAGTCCACGCTCTACCTCTGTGTCAGTATAAACTCTCATTCCAGGCGGTAAAGCATAACTCGGCTTTACCTTTTTTGGCGGTTCTGCTCCTGGCAGGTTGGGACCAACCGGACTGTAAGACGGTTTGGGAGTTGTGTCTGGAACAGATTTTCTAATAACTGGCGGCTTTGGTGTTGGGTCAGGCATTATTTACCTCGATCTCTAAACCTTAAATGTTCCACTGAAGCATGCTCTCATACCAACTCTTTACAGGCTCAGGATATTTATAATCATATTTCGGATAGGAATACCCACCGTAGCGGTAGGGTATGTAGTTATAGGGGGAATACCCCCCTGTGTAGCCCCCACCCGGAAGTGTGGACGGATCTATTGCCGGGTTATAGGTAAAGTCCACATTCATAATATCTTGCATCGCCTGTATTGTGCGTGGATTTGTGATCGGACCGTGCCTTGTTGGGGCTGGCGGTCCTTCCGGCTTGATCCACTCTGAAGGACCATAATTGGAAAAGACATCAGGGCTTTCAAAGCCCAATCCATAATCATACGTTTCTGGGTAAACGTTTCCTAACCATTGCGCAAATGCCCGTGTCATTGGCTGGTCGTAATAGGGCAATTCTGTTCTATTCGGTAGCATATTCTGAAACATACCTGGAACAGAATAGTCAAAATAAGTCCTGCCTTCCAACGTTGTCGGAACTGTATCCCTGATGACAGGCGCATACTGCGTTGTTTGTGGCATCCTGGGCATCGTATCTCTGACCACAGGTGGTGCGATCTGTGTCATATTGGGCATTGTATCCCTGATAACAGGCGCGCCCTGCTGAACCCCATACTGTTGGGGTTGGGGTTGTTCCCTCATTTGGATTTGCTGTTGGCGAATATACTCTGCCTGCGCTCTTTGTGCGGCAGCCATTTCAGCCCTCTGCCTTGCTTCTGCCTGTTTACGCAAGCTCTCATAATACTGGCGGTAATATTCGCCAGTATTTTGTCCACCATACGGTGTCGTTGTTGGGGCAACCGGCTTTGGTTGTGTTGGGGGTTGTGGCGGTTCTTCCCGCATGATAGGTCTTGGTTTCCTATACCCAATAGGCATCATTCACCTCTGAACTTTCGCTTTGCGCTCGGAGACAGCATTCCTTCGAGCTTATTTTGGTCAATCATTGGGCTTTTTCTTGCGCTTTCAAGCGCAAGATTGATAAGCATTTTGCCCAACGGTTCATAAAACTCTGCATCAAACTCTTGTTTCCACTCACCTATCTGCACTTTTGCGGACAGATAAGAGTCAAGCGCATCTGCTATATTCATAACGGCATCTCCCCTTCCTGGGGCGGCATGCCCATGCCAGTTGGCGGGGCAGGACGTGTTCCCGGTCTTTGTGCGGGTGTCAATCCAGCCTGCGCCTGCATAGCCGATCCTGGTGATACCAACCCTCTTGATTTTGGCATGTTCTGTTGGGATGCTTCTGGCGGCATACCCTGTGGCATACCTTGTGGCGGCATACCCTGACCCATCATCATCTGCTGCTGCATCATCATTTCCTGCTGGTCAAGTTTTTCAAGCATACGCTGATACTCTCTGGAAGCCGCCTGATCTGTCCAGATTTCCTTGTCCATTTCTTCGGACTGACCGATGCCGAGGATCTTTTCTCTCGCCCATCTTCGTGAAGTCAGACCGCCCTGTGTCACAAGTTGTGCGATATTTGCCTGGCTCATCTGATCCTGTGGAAGGTCAACCTCTAATGATCCTTCGATAATCAGGTCGTCAGGTATCTCGGATGGGTCAAAATCAATAAAGCCCTCTTTTGCCTTGACTTTGCGTGCCTTGTTTTTGTCTTTCATCATTTCCATAACCAGTTCCATCGCATGACCAATGCCCCATCCTCCCCGTTTCTGCGGAGATGTTAGGGGTAAGCGACCCACCTGGTTGAGCAAAGACACAGTTGAGAAGGCTGCGTTAGCCCCAAGATGTCCTGTGCCACCCAAAGCCTGACGATAAAGTGTACTTTCCTCAACCAGCCTATCAGCAATATCTAATCCTCGCATCATGTCTTTGTTGATAACATCCTTTTCAAGCAAGACATAATCTTCATTCGGCTGCAAGATCACCCTTCCACCAGGTGTATCATAGTCCACCACAAGCTCACTTTCGCCATTGGTTCTGTGTTTATAGGTCGGATTGGCAGCCAAATGGAACAAATTTGTATACAGATACGTCAATTCAAGATTCTGTCTTTCCCACAATTCACTTTTCAAAAGTCCATACAGGAACGGCAGTGCCTGGTATTCTCTCTCGGCATCCATGTAAGAACCCTCCGATGTTTGAACGACAATCGGAATACAGGGCAGGTCATGTGGCTCGTCAAGAACAGGGCGACCAGCGATAACGGCTTCACCACCCGTTGTGATAGAAGAAATCCACGCCATATGTTTCTCTAAATCCCAATAGTCGGCATACTGAACCCGCTCATTGAGTTCCCCTTCATCGTTTCCGATGACGTTGTAGATAACCTCTTTTCCAAATTGCTCGATAACTTCTGCGACAGTCATTTCTACTGATCTATAAACAGCGGACAACCCAAACCGACCCCATTCAGGATAGACCGTTTTGGGGTCCCACGCTTCAAGCAAGTACGGGGTGCTATCAACCAGCCTTTGAACCTGGTGGATTTGTGCCTTGCTCGCATTTTTGTTTTCAAACATCTTTTTCAGTTCTTCGGTGTCAGTTATCGCCAGAACCATCATTCCATAGCGCAACAAACTTTCGATGGCGGGCTGTTCCAGAGGAACGCCCCTGAACCTGCCAGAGTGATACCAGATAGAGCGGCAGAATTTTTCTATCTTTTCGCTCAACCGCTTGGCTTCTTTGTTGTTTGCGTCAAATGGAATGACAAACTTTGGCTCTGTGGATGTCATCAGACGGATTGCACCCATGAGGGCATTACGAGCCGATGGTGATGCAGTAAACTTGTAGTCTTTCCCCTTCGGCTTATCAGACCAATCCATGAAGTACATTTTGTCAATGTTCTGCATGTTCTCTTTCTGATTGTAGTAATCATTCACAAGGTCAGTTGCGTGCTGCATAGCCTGTTCTACTGTTTTAGCCATATCAAATTCCTTTCATAGAAACAAAAGGGCTGTTTACCTTTTTGGTATTGTTCTTCCTAAACCTCTGTGTGACAGAGGGTGCTGAATAGTTTGAAAGTGCGTAACAAATTGCGTCATAGGCGTGGTCTGCCTGGTTTGGTAGGGGTCTTTCTGGATGGTCTGGATCGCTCATCAACCCTTCTATCTCTGAAATCAAATTACTGCAAGTTTTGAAAATCATCAAGCCTGGCTTTTCATCGTGAATGTCTGCCAGCGATGACCGCAATCTCTTGGCTTTTCTTTCCTGGTTGTTATCTGCTTTCGTCAAATAAATTGAATGTTCTAAAAATACATCAAAAGTGCTTTTGGCAATAATGTCTGTGGTTCGCTTTGTCCATGCGCTTGGGTCAGCAAAGGAAAAGGTGAACCGTTCATCGCTTGACGTGTAATCGTTGATCCTTGCCGCTTGCTGTGGGTCTGTCAAGCCGGCTTCGTACATCTCTTTGTAAACATAAAGCCTGCCCGTGCTTGGCTCTTTGGCAAGCCACAACATGCAGGCAGGTGCAGAGAAGCCCCAGTCATACCCTCTGAACTTTGTCCACGCCCTCGGTATCTCAAACGGGTCGCACACGTGGCGGTGATAGGAAAACTCTGCCAAGAACTGACCTGCAAAGACTGACCAATCTCCCTCCAACAACGCCTTCGCCAATCGTTCACCCTGCGCATACAGCCGTTCACGATAGCCTGGATCACGCTGTTCAAGGATAGGATTATCTTCCAGAAAAGCGGGCAGGAACACACTCTCTACCTTGCGGTGTTCGGGGTTCTCAACCGTCTTGACGGGGGGCAGTTCAGTCATTTTTATGCACCATCCACAAAATCCAATCCAGCAGGCATATAAAATACCAGACAACAATGAGCAAGATAGGCAGTGACAGAATGATTATGCCAAGCACCAAAAGGAATTTCATATCAATTCCTCATCGCTTCCATGCTCTCCACGCCAAACACCCGATCATTGTGAGGAAAGACCTGGTTATGAAAAAACTCAACGGTCATCTTGCACCCATCTGGCATGACAGGGAGAACCTCGTATAAATCACCGTTAGCGCAATGAATGACGGTGCGGTTCTTATAAAAATTGATCTCCATGCCCTCGATCTCGATAATGTCTTTATCCATCAGCCCTATCCTTTATGTCAAAGATTTTCTTATACCAGAGATGTCCAACGCCGCCAGGGTTGGTACACATCACGGCAAAGGGTTTAGGCAGTTCGCTGTGTCGGCTGGTTCTTAAGCGTGTCAGCAAATATCGGATGATTGTCCATGAGAAGTGTGTGGCTTCGTCAATCATCAGGATGTCAAAAGCCGCCGACTGGTAGTTGATGACATCGCTTTCAAACTGGCAGTGACAAAAGCGTAAAGCGGCGGCAGAGCCTTCACTCCACTCATCGCCGCCCTCTTTCTTTCCAAAACGCCAGACATGCTCTGACTTGTTATATTGACCGCCAATCTTGGGGAACAGGATTTGCGATCTTTCGATTGGACCATCCGACCCTTCCAGTTCTTTGAAGGTTCTGCGGAAGTAACCGATCTTCACGCCTGGCACTTGTTGCAGGGCAATCAGGGCAACGCCGATCATACCCTCTGTCTTACCGCCGCCAGCCGCACCACCGTACCCAATCAGCCCGGTTGCGGCAGGGTAAACCGTACCTCCGTCCAGCGCATCATTCAGTCCGCATAATTCCAGCAGTTGAAGCTGTCTTGGTTGTGGCTGCCAAATATCACTCGGTTTCTTCTTGGTCTGGTTCAGGTAGTGCAGGTAATCCATCTGATCCTGCGGAGACCACAAATCCGGTCTCCTCATTGATGGCGGCAATCTGGTTGAAGATGTCAAGTCTCAATCCTTCCGTTTGCATCCGGGCTTCTTTGAGGAGTTCAAGGAATGTCACGCCAGTCAGGTCAATCTTTCCGTTCTCGTCAATCATTTGCTGAATGGCTTTGTTGATAAGTCGTAAGCGGTTTGACTTGGATGCCGTTCCCAACATCAGCGACAGGCGATCCACCTCTTTGCTGAAATCCTCGTTTTGTTCCCACATGTAGAGGGTTTTGGTGCTGATGCCGATTGCTTCACAAATCTCTTTTTTAGGGCGTGCTTCGGCAAGCATGACAGCGGCTCTATCCCGCCTATCATCCCACTCAAACCCGTTCTTGACGCTTGGACCTTTTGGCATTATTTACTTGTTCCTTTTGTCATTCAAACCTATCCGGCACAATTCCAGCGCTTTCCAGCTGCTTGACCAATCGGTTCGCCCATTTGCGGTACTTCACAATCTCGCTTGCCATGTCAGCTAACTGCAAGGTGGTGATCCGCTTATACTCGTCAAACTCTTTTTTCATTGCCTTGTTCTCGGCTTCAAGATCACGCACTGTCTGGAATAGACTGCTGATTGTGTCAGCATCCACCTTATCCTCATCATGCGTTTGTTTCCTGATGGAATAGAAAAGGGCTACCGCCGACGCGATAAAAGTAAGTGCCATCACAACGTTGTCTATTGTCATTGTTTCAGTCCTCGCAATTCTTTCAGCGTTATGTATGCCCCTGACGCAACCAGGGCAAGCGTCATCAATATGCCAGACCTGACAAATATCTGATGTTCAGGGAATAGCCAATTGAAGTATGCACGCAGCAGGGAGTAGGAGTAATAGATCGCCCAATACAAGCCCATGAAGGCAAGCCCGAACTTGATCCAGCGTTTACGATACAGCAAGCCCTGCTTGAACTCGGCATACGCCATGATGAGCGCAACGATAACAATGGCTAATTTCTCAAGTTCGAATAGCGTGCTCATAACTTTTCTTCGTGATACGCCTTATAGATGCCCGTTGCCACTAAGCCAACAGCCAACCCGTAGATCACACCTTCAAAAATAAAATTGAATGTCCATGCCACGACCTCTGCCGAGTAAACATGAAACCCGAAACCAAAGGCTAATCCAAGACAGATGGCAAATATCTCAACCCCCACCCCCGACCAGTTCAATTTCTCTTTGACGTATTGGACTAATCCAATCACCACCAGCATCAAAGGCACACCCGCTACTATCGCACCTGTCAAATCTAATATCATCTCTTTTCCTTTCTCTGTGAGCATCGCTTAAACTAAAAGTGCCAGGAAGCATGGAATTAATCCACACTCCTGGCAGGTTCGTAACCGGCTCTGGGAGTCAACCAGAACTACAATTACATTATAACATACCTTTTATATCTTTTTCAAACCATTCATCCCATATCCCCCTTGTTACCATTCTGTTACTAATCTGTTACCATTTTGTTACTAATAGTAACAGAAAAGTGTTACTAATCTGTTACCAATGGTAACAGAAAATGGCACTTTTTTGTTACCAATCCGTTACTAATAGTAACACAGATACAGATACAGATATAGATAACAAATATAGATACAGAATAGATTCGGCTTTCGCCTGTTAGATTTTTTCAATATCGCCCATCTTTCTCTTTGAT